CCGTAGGGTCGTTGCTGAACCCCCAGTCAAGCCCGTAGGCGACGAATTTCATCGTGGATGGGTCTATACCCTCGACAACCGTGTAATCGCCGTAGATAGCCCCCTGAAGCGTTCCTACTTGACCGAGGCCATAGACCTTCCACCAGTTCGCCCAATACGCAGACGTTTCGGCTTTGGTCTTGGCCTTCTCAATCTCTCGGATGATGGCAGGGTCAAGGGCTTGGTTGTCCTTGTAGGTAACGAGCAGGAACTCGGCATCGGGGTCATTCATCAATTCGGTATGCGCCCAAAACTCTCGGACTGGATTGTAGTCGATGTAGATGGCGTTCCTTGTCCTGATAGCCAGTTGGTGATAGGCTTCCCATGCGATGTTGTTGGCCTCGTTCATGAATAGCACGTCCCTCCTTGCCCCTCGCATCTTGTCGCTTTGGTCAGCGGAAAAGAACTCGATGTAGGAGCCATGCGGGAAGTCATATCGGAGCAGGGTTCGGTTGTAAAGTTCCTCTTGGTAAAGCCCTGTCATGTTGAGCATCTTGAGGAAGTCCTTGAGCGCACCCCTGCGAAGGTGGGGGATGGATTCGGAAACTACCGAAATCTCAAGCGGACCGCATTCGGGGTTGGCTGCATAGGAATAAAGCAAGGACAGGATGGCAAAGGTCTTGCCTGCCGATGAACCGCCTTGAACTATTCGGACTCTCTTGCGGAATCCATCAATCTTGATTGCCGTTGTTGTTGGTGTCAACTTGTAGTTTTACGCCCTGCCATATTGGTTGAGGCGATATGGTTGCAGCGACCTCCTGCTTGGGTTGACCGTACACCCTTGAGAGCAGGGTTTCCATGGAGTAGAGCGTTCCCTTTTCGATGGACTTGCGGATGGCCGAGGCGATGGTCTTTTCGAGGACCGTTGCCGTTGGGTTGTCCCAAACCGCCTTGACTTCCTCCAAGGTCATCGCCATCATGTTTTGGATGGTGTCGTTGATTTCGGACCGCTTGTAGCCTTGGTCAACCAAGGTGCTGACGTACTTGCGTGGACGACCATTGGGGTTGCCTGACTGCCCTTTTTCAAACGGCTTGTTATTTGGTATCGGGTTACTCACGGCTGTTATTCGGCTGTTTTGTATGGCAGGCCGTTCCTCTTGACCTCCAAGGTCGGGTCAAGTTTAAGCATCCTATCCACGATGACTTGGCAGTACTTCGGGTCAAGTTCCATGCCGTAGCACTTGCGGTTTAGTTGGTGGGCTGCGACCATTGTAGAACCGCTGCCAAGGAAGGAATCAATAACCAAACCATTATCAGGACAACTGCTTTTGATTGCTCGCTCACACAATGGGATAGGTTTAGGAGTTGCGTGTCCTCCTTCGCTTCCGTCCTTTGTATGTCGTGCAAAGTGCCACACGTTGTTCATGTTGTCGTGAGTATTGTCAAAATACGCACGACTCTCATAAAACTCAGACAAAACAGAGTTACTTTTTTGCAGTGAATCAAAAGGCTGTGTAAATGCCTTCCCTTGTGCTGCGTCACGCATTTTCTCATAGTGTTCTTTTGTTGGCACCTGAAATTGTGATTCCGTAAAATAGTGAGAAGCACTTGTTTTACCAGTAATCTCTATCACTTGCTTTGTTGTCCATCCCGCTTTTTCCTTTTCCTGTATAAAATACTGCAATAGTGGCCTCCATTCTTCTGGAAATTGATCTTTATTTTGAGCAATACTTTGCTTACCCATCATTATAAATAGGCATTTTTCATCCGCTGTTGCAAACATCCGGGTGCCTTCTGAATTTTGACCTTGACCGCTTCCTTTGTCCCATGTAATGAGATTTCGAAATGTTGCTTTGTTTTCCTTAATGTATGGCTTAAGGATATTGCAATAAATATCCATTAACGGTTCATCAATGCCCCAACAGTACCAAGACCCATTGTCTTTTATTTGTGTAAATTGTAGGCTTGTCCATTGCTTATTGAACTCAAGCAAGTCATCAAAATTCAAGTTGTCATTCAGGACCCCGTCCTTTTCCTTCTTCATTCCATAAGGGGGGTCATTGTGCGCCATGTCCGCTTTCTTTCCTTGCATCAATCTTAAAATGGCATCGCTATCCGTTGAATCCCCACAAAGCAAACGATGCGGACCAATCTCGAACAGGTCGCCCAGCACGATGTCGGTCTGCACTTGGTCAGGCATCTCGTAGTCATCTTCCTCCGCTTCCAGTTCCTTGGCGTTGTCAAAGTCGGGAAGGTCAAGACCCCACTCTTGCAGTTCCTCGGTGTCCCATTCATTCGCAAGCATCTCCCAATCCCATTCCCCTCCGCTTACGTTGTCTTTAATAATGAACTGCCTTTGCTTGTCCTCGTCCCAATCCACGACTTGAATCGGCACGTCCTTCCATCCAGCCTCACGCATGGCCTTGAGCCTCATGTTGCCTCCAAGCACGACCATATCGGTATTGACCACAACGGGGCGAACCTCGGCCATTTCGGGCAGGTCTTTGATGGACTGCACGAGTTTCTTGAACTTGTCGTCCTTGATGACCCTTGGGTTGTTCGGGTTGTTCTTGATTGTGCCTATGGGTACTCGCTGCATCAGTATTCGATTTTGTCTATTAGGTCGCTTATCTTGTTTACGATTTTCATTTTCACTTCGTACTGGTTCGGGGCATTGGAATCGTCCACCGCACCAATGCAGTCGCAGAGGGTCGTGATGACCATCATCAGCGATTCAGTCCGAGCCTGCCGCTGCGCTTCGGGGTCAGCCTTCGTCGAGTTCGCCAAGTTCCCGTAGTTTATTCCTGCTCCACCCAAGGGCCGCTTTGCCACCCCAAAGGAGGTAGGAGATGTATCCGCAGTCGCTGGAACTGTCAGCGTTGTCGTAGTAGGTTTCTGCACGGGAAAGGTAGGAGTGCATCCGTTTAACCGTTTCAAGGGAAATCCCTTCCCCGTTGGCGAGTTGCTGCGCCCTGGCCTTACCCGTCTGCGTGGCACACTTATTCCCATTCCGCTCGTTAAGTTCAATCCCCCGCTTGGCGTTATTGCGTACCCCTTCCCCGTAGTCGGCATAGGTTTGGAACTGGTCACGGGTTGGGGTTGTTAAGGGCATGGGTAACGGTGTGGTGGTTGGCTTCGGCAAACTGGTCCGCTTGTGAGTAAATGTAAGATAATGCCGATTTTACGCAGTCAGCGCACCACCAATTTGTGTTGGTTCGTCCATGGGCTACGAGGATGGTCTGCAAGTCATGGACCGCTTCGGGTGATAGCCGCATGAACAGGGCCGCTTGGTACTGTTCCCAATAGTGGCGGTGCTTGGTTGCCAGCAGGTACTCGTCTTGGGTCATCGGTTCGTGACTTGGAGGATGACAACGGTTAGCCCCGCAGAGGCGAGGCCGTAAACAGGGGCGAGAACCCATCCGCAGGTGGGCAGGGTCAGGGCCACCGCCACCCAAAAGGTCAGGCAGGTGACGCAACTGAACGGCTTGTGCCTTCCCAGCCAAGTCGTGTACCACCATTGGGGCAGGACATGGTACTCGGCGATTGCGAGGGCGGTCAAACTACTTATCAGCAGGGGAAATATCAGCGTGTCCATGGGATTGAATGGCGGCCTTGATTTTGGCCTTGGCTTGGTCGATGGAATAGATTATAGAACGGTACGGGATGCCTGTATCACGGGATAGTTTCTTCATGTTCCCCGTGCGGAGGTGCAGGCGTAGCAGTTCCTTGTCATAAGGGAACGCCCCGTCCTTCGCCCAAGTGTTTATCTCGGCTTCAGCGATGGCCCAAAGGTCGTCCATCAGAGAATCGTACTCCGCTTGGGGAATAGGGGAATCGGGGTCCAGTTCCTCGAGCAGGTCGTGGTGACGGTACTTTTGGGCAAACTGGTTGTTCTTGCCTCGGTAGAGGTTCAGCAGCAAGCGGACCACATAGAACTTGAAGTAGCCCTGCGACTGGATTTGCAAGATTTTGGCGGGGTCTTTCTCCAGCAGAATCAGCACGCACTCCTGTTCCAAGTCCCTCCAAAGCGGGTCGCCCCCCGTTATGGTGAGGCAAGCCTTTCGGATTTCACCCGTGCGGTAGAGGTCCAGTATCGTTTGTTCTGCGGATGCCATGCACAAAGATTGCAAAAAAAAGGGGTCAGCGGTTAGGCCGACCCCTTGGGGATGTGTGCGGTTTTGGGCTATTCGGTGGGCGGAAGTTGCAGAGTGTCAGTAATATACGCCCCTTCTGCGGTCTGCAAATACTCTTGGGCGTTGTTGAAAACTTGCCTCCGCAGGTAGCGGAGTTGGGGCTTCGCTTTACAGTCGTTGTGGAAGGATTCCAAGTTGATGATGATTGTGCTATAGTGGCGGTTCAACTCCTTCCCAATAGCCATGAAGGTGAATAGGTACTCGTTGTAGGCGATGTCGGCAACGATGTTCCGAGCGATGACACAGGGCCGTTCCCGTGACGAAGACCGCACCTGGTCGGGCGTGATGCCGAATATAGCGGCGGTGGTGTCAACGAGGTGGTGAATGAGGGCTGGGGTCATTTGCTGGGGGGTGGGGGTTCGGGAAGTGGCATCCAATGGGTCACTTGATTTTTTGTTGGGTATGTTTTATCAGCATAATGAATGCACCACTCTTGTATAGATTCCGTAAAGAACCCAACCAGTATATCTACACCAAAAGCGAAAAATATTACATCTTCCCCGTCTTTCGGCATTCGGTCTTTGCAGGCTATCCAGGTCATGGCTTAAACGATTTCGGGGATGGGCATCCAATAGTTGACTTCACGGGGAAACCAAGAGTGATACTCGGAGTACCACTTATTGTAAGTAATATCATACCAAGCAACGATTTGATATCCTTCGTTGTCAGTAATCAGCACGGGTTTGCAATCTTCGGGCATTTTGTCTTGGGGGCGTATCCAGGGCATAGGTTAGGGGTTTAAATAGTTTTCAATCATTTGTATTCTCGTTCCAATCCATCGCATCACAGGCACGGCCATTGAGTTCCCGCAAGCCTTGTACCTCGGTCCATCGGGGCATTGGTCAGCAGGTTTGTTGCGATAGGGAATCTTTGTCCAATCATCGGGAAAACCCTGCAACCGTTCGCATTCCTTCGGTGTCAGCCTACGAATAGCCATTGTCTGCAACACCGCCCCGTAATGGTTCACATCCGAAGCCGAAGAACCAATCGTCTGCGAGGTCTTCTCATTGATGGTTTGGTTGAAGCAGTCCACGGCAATGGGTTGAGCGACTTGCTTTACTTCTATCGCAAGACCTCTACCCGACTCAAGGTCATCGTTTCCAATTCCCTTGTAATCCCTTTGCCTTAAAGTCCCGATGGTTTCTCTTCCATCAGGGCTTGTCGCTCTAACCCACCAAGAAGGCTTGAATCCAACAATGGCTTTTCCTTCTTTAACCCACTGATCACTCCCCAGCTTTTCATTATCTTTAGCGCATAGCGTTGCCATTAATTGGGGATTTAACCCTGTCCCATAGCTTGTTGCTCCAACGCCTCCTTGAGCATCGGTGGGAGTTTCTTGCCTCTTCGCTCTGCTCGATTTAGAATCCCTTTGCAGGCTTTCGGACTCAAATAAAACCGCTGCGGCAGGTCGCCAATCTCCAAGGTATCCGACAACAAACACTCTTCTGCGTCTTTGTGCGACTCCGAAGTGTTGAGCGTCAAGAACCCTGTAGGCGAACCCATACCCGAGTTCGCCCAACGCCCCGAGGAAGGTTCCAAAATCTTTTCCTCCGTTGGACGACAAAACGCCTGGGACATTTTCCCACACAATCCACTTGGGACGGCGTTTATCAGCGATTGAAAGAAAGGTAAGCATGAGGTTTCCTCTTGGGTCAGCAAGACCTTTGCGAAGTCCTGCAACGGAGAATGATTGACATGGGGTTCCTCCCACGAGAAGGTCAATTGGTTGTTCATTGAAAACTGGGTTTTGATTTAGTTGGGTCATATCCCCAAGGTTGGGGACATCGGGAAAACGATGCTTTAGGACTGCGCTTGGGAAATGTTCAATCTCGGAGAACCATTGCGGTTCCCATCCGAGCGGATGCCATGCAACGGATGCGGCCTCAATGCCCGAACAAACGGAACCGTACCTCATGCGTTTTTGGCTTGAAGGATTCTTCCGAGCAGGGTCCAGTTCACGGACCACGCCTTGATGGTTTCGGAGCGGTCGGG